GCCGCGGCGACGGTAGAGACCTTCGCTTACGCCAACGGCATCGCCGAGGTCGGAACGAAGCTGACCGAGGGCCAGAAGGTCCAAGCCCGGTATGGGTCGATCATGGCCCAGACCGCTCAGGTGCAAGGCGACTTCACCAACACCTCCGACGAGCTGGCAAACGCCACTCGTATCGCCAACGCTCAGATGGAGAACTCCAAGGCGATCATCGGCCAGGCGCTCAAGGGTGCTTACGCGGCAGCCCTTCCCTTACAGGTTGGATTAGCCAAGGCCGCTGCCGCCACAGCCATCGCCTTCATGGAGCTGACGGGGCAAATCTCTGAGATGGAGGCTCAGGTCCTCAAGTTCAATCAATCCACCGGTGGCTCTGTCGACACCCTCGATGAACTGACCAAGAATCTCAGTCAAGAAAAAGACATGATGCGTGTCCTCCGGGAGGAGACAGAGGAGACATGGTCGGGCCACGCAAGGTTCGAGGACATTCTCAAGTCGGTCAGAGACCAACTGATCGCACAGCCTGGGTCGTTGGATCTGGTTTCTCGTTCTGCTCAGGAACTTCGCCATGAGGCCGAGGAGCTTGGCAGGCAGTACGGGTGGACCAAGGACCAGACCCAAGAGTACGTTGACATGCTCCTCTTTCAACAGGAGGTTCAGTCGGACACCGGGTCCGGCGATGCCTGGCTGGATAGCCTTCTCAACCAGGGCGAAGCTGTCGAGGAGTTGGCGGAGGAAACCGAGGAAGCGACCACTGCCCTCCAGGACTTCGAGTCTGAGGTCCGTTCCCAGACCGACCCGTTGTTCAACCTGGTCAACAAGACTGATGAACTTGCTGCTGCTCAGGATGCCGTTACCGCGGCAGCGAAGAAGTACAAGATTGGTTCCCCGGAGCACCGCGAAGCGTTACGTGACGAGTATCTGGCGTGGGAGAATCTGAAGGCTGCACAGATCAGAGCAGCGGAACAGTCGGGGCTCACCAAGGAAGCCTTCATGGGGGACTTGGCTGCGACGGGTCGGTTCACCAAAGAAGAAATCGACCTGATAATCGCCGACTTCGAGCGGGTCAACGCCTTCAAGTTCAGCGGGAAGAAAATCACCATTCAGGTACAAGGTGGCAGCAGCGTCTTGAAGCTGTTAGCCAAGGGTGGCCCGGTCAAAAAGGATGAGCCCGTCATCGTCGGTGAAGAAGGCCCGGAGCTGTTCCAACCCGACCAGTCGGGAACCGTCGTCCCTAACGGCAGCAATGGGAGTTCGGTTGGGGGCGGAGCAGTCGGAGGAATCATCCTCAACGTTTACGCCGGTATGGGCGCGGATGGCTCTCAGATCGGGAGAGAAATCATCGAAGCGATCCGGTCCTATGAACGTCAGAACGGTTCCCTCTGGCGGTCGGCGTGACCCTCCCCGTCACCCAGGTTTTCATCTGGTTCGACCTCTCGGCAACGGGTGGAGATTTCTTCACCCTCAACCACCCGTCCAAGGGGATGCTGGATAACACCAACTTCAAACTGGCCGGGGACTTCCAAACCGAAGTCACCGACGATGTTGAGGATCTCAACTTCAGGCGGGGCCGATCCCGGGTCCTTGACGAGATACCAGCCGGGACCGGCTCGGTCAGGTTCTTAAACCCCAACCGTGACTACGACCCTTTCTACGCGTCTTCACCCTACGCCGGGAACATCGTTCCCGGGAAACGGATCAAGGTCACTTCCAACTCCACGCCCATCTTTGACGGGTTGATAGGCGACTGGACTTTCGATTACGACGAGGCACAACTGACCTTCGCCACTGCCATTATGGAGGATGGGTTAGCCGCCCTGGGTCGCAAACGGTTCTCGGCGTGGACCACCACACAGGAGACGCCGGGAGCAAGAATCAATGCTGTCCTCGACAGGTCCGAAGTCGCCTACACGGAGAACCGTGACATCGACGACGGGGTAGAAACCCTCCAGGCCGACAACGTGTCGTTCGGTTCCAACGTTCTCAATTACCTGCAGTTGGTGAACCGTTCCGACGCCGGAAGATTCTTCGCAGCTCGGGACGGGACGATCACCTTTCGGGACCGGACCACCATTCTCAATTCGATGGCTGCGGCCCAGTTCTCCGATACCGGGTCAGGTATACCGTTTGCATCTCTCAGTTTCGCTAGGGGTTCGGAGTTCTTATACAACCGGGTCACGGTCGACCGTGAGGGGGGAATCGCTCAGACCGTTTCCGATACGGACTCCGCGAAAGCTTTCGGAATCCGGGCCCTGTCCGAGACCGGGCTGTTATTGAACTCTGACACCCGGTCCTTGGCGTTCGCCGAATACCTGCTCAACCTCTACAAAGACCCCGAGGTCAGGATTGCGTCCCTCGAGATCGACCTGGCCGGGTTGTCGTCGGACTTGGTAGAGGCGGTGCTGGACCTCGACTCGGGGTCGCTGGTATCCATCACCTTCACCCCCGACGCGATTGGCGATCCCATCCAGAAGTTCGCCTTGGTCGAGGGCATCGCCCACCGGATAACCGGCAGTTCGCATACCGTCACCCTGTCCCTCGGTGCAGCGGACATCCGTTCTTTCCTTCAACTCGACGAACCCGAATTCGGGAAGCTCGACTCCAACCTACTCGCCTTCTAAGGAGGTAACTGATGTCTAGACCAGGTGAATTCGTCGCGGGTGATGTGCTCGCTGCGTCCGAAATCAACGCCTTGCCGGGAGGCGTCTACGGTTATGCGGAAAGAACCTCATCTCAGACGGGTATCACCTCAATAACCGATCTGACCGGGCTGTCGGTGACGGTCATCCTTCCAGCCTCCCGTCGAATTAAGATCTCGGCTCAAGTCCGCACTCAACAGCAGACGAGCGGTGGGAGGATAATTGGCCAAATCCAAGAAAGCACTACTGTTCTCGGTACGTTTGCGGATGACGGCAACGTGGCAGCAGCTATAAGGGTGCTAGCCTCCGGTTCGGCTGTCATCACCCCGTCGTCGGGTTCACATACCTACAAGCTGACACTGAGCACCTCGGGCGGTTCTGTTGATGCTATCGCTGGTGCCACAAGTCCGAACTTTATCGTCGTTGAAGACCTCGGTGCCGTCTAGTCGTCCAACCGCACAGAGAACACCCGGCCCGGCGTAGTGGTCGGCCCTGTCCCGTCCGCGGAGACTTCGGAGACCAGCATTGCCAACTCACCGGCCGGGGCGTGCGGGTCGTAGGTTGGTTCCCAATCCCCGAAGCCACCGCCCAACACAACGACCTCAGCCCCGGTCGTCACGTTGATAGCCCGCAGCGGCTTGTCACCATCCCCCGCCCAATACAGAACCCAGACCGAGGAGCCGTCAAAGAACACGGACGGACGGGACACGTATCGTTCAGCAGCGTACGCGTTGAGATTCAGGTCGAGAACCAGGTTGGTTAGCGACTTCCAATGCCAGACACGCCCATCATGGTAAACGTGGTAGACCTGGGTTACGCCGCGATGGTCATCCATCAGGAAAGCCCCATGCGGGTTCCCTTCACCGTCAACGGCTAACCCGCTCGCGTTGAGCAACCCCGAACTCTTGTCAGGAGTGTTCACGACAATCTCCACGGCGGGATGAGTGATCGGCAAGGTGTAGGGGTTCCCTTGCGAATCTGTCCACGTCCGAGCGCCATCGACAGACCGCGCATAGGAGATGTCGTTGTTCGTGGTCGGCCCATGATGGCGCCACATCATCATCACATGAATCGTCCCGTCGTTCCCAACACCGACTCGGTTGAGATAAGTGGCCTCTCCCGTGGCTTTCCCGTTGATCAGGTACGCCCGCCGCTCCCATGTTTGGGAATGGTGGTCGTAAGCGTTGACGTTCGTTCGCGAGCTGCTGGCACCGCCAAGCCGGAAGAAGAACAGCAACTCGTCGTCGGCTAAGACGAATTGGGGGTAGGTCACACTGGTCTCCTGTGCCCCCACCATCCCCGGTGCTGTCCAGGCGGTGATATCTCCACTCCGAACAGACCGGACATATCGGAGTTCATCTGAGTGCATGTTGCCGGAAACGTGAATGTGTCCCGCAGGGTCGGTGGCTACAGCCAGCACATTGTGATTGTCGAGCGCGATTGGTGAAGCCAGAGGATTGCCGGGAACGTCCGCCAAGTCGAATGTCGCCCACGTCCCATCCAGGCTCCGGGCTCCGATTATCGGGTGACGTTCGTCGTCCACCCACACCGCATATTGAACGTCGCCGTCAGTCCATAGATTCTGGGTGAACGAAGTCCCGTTCCAAGCGTGCTGACCGCTCAACATTCCGGGAAGCTGAGAATCGACCGGGGCGATCGCCGTGAGTGGCTGAGCGCAGGCAGTAACCAGGAGAAGGAAGGCTAAGAACCGTCTCACTTCGCCTCCCCGCTGCACACTCCGACCCTGGGGTCGTAGGTGAGGTTTCCGCAGGACGGGCATCGGATAACTACTGTGCTCATGTCGGCACTCCTTGGGTGTCGGCCATGCGCCCGGCTATTTGCGTAGTGCGGGCGCTTTCAATTTCTCAGTGTATCGGCTGTTTCGGCGTATGACTTGAGGGGGTTCTAGATGTCCCTACGCACCGAGCTCGAAGCAGCCGGGCTCAACGTCCGGGTCGTAGACGGATGGGGCACCCGCGGCGGTGCGTGGGCTGCAGGCAAGCCGGTAGGCGTGATGCAGCATCACACATCGGCCCCGGTTCCCTTCCCGGTGTCCAAGCTCTACGGGGATCTGCTCAAGGCCAACATCAACACCAAGCCGGACGGCACGGTGTGGCTGATCGCTCAGAAGGCGTGCAACTTCAGTTCGGGATCCGGGTCTGCCGTGGTGCTCTCAGAGGTCCGCGCCGGTCAACCACCGACACAGAACGCCAAGCAGCGCGGCCTACCCGACGACATGGGTGGCAACGCCTACTTCTTCAACTTCGAGAACGACCACGCGGGCGACGGAGGACCTCTCCCCTCAGTCCAGTTCGACGCCATCGTGGTTGCGACCCGTGTTGTCCTGGACCACTACGGACTGACCGCGGGGAATGTGATCTCCCATGCCGAGTGGACCGCCCGCAAGAACGACCCGAACTGGAACGGCTCAAACCGGGCCACAGATGCAATCCGTCAAGCATTGGAGGATGACATGCCACTATCACAAGAGGACAAAGACTGGATTGTCGCTGCCGTCAGCGGCGACAACATCGAACAGACAAATTCGGTGTGGCAACGGTACGCAATTCGCAACTCTGCCGGTGACTTGGTGCCGCTCATTGCCGCCATCCAGTTTGTATACCAGCGGTTGGAGAAGGGCGGGAGTGTGGCCGCCGAGGTGAGCGACCTCGCCGAAATGATTAACGCCCAACCCCAAGCCGTCATCGACCTGCTCAAAGCGAAGCTGTGATGTAGGTGGGTTGGGAAGGGATCTTCGATGCCTCGCCCGAGTGTGGCGTTCTGGGTTTAATCATCGGCTTCCTGGTTTTTCTGCTGCGCCGCGAAACGGCTGACCGCAACTACTGGCGGAGCAAAACAATGGACGCTCTCGGTCTCGGCCAGGAGGTGGCGAAAGTGGCTAAGGACCTCGTCGAATGATCGCCTGGCTGCGCAGGCTGTTCAAGATCGAACACGACCGTCTCCACCTGGAAGCTGAGAGACGAGAGGAACAGTTGCGCATCGAACTGCATCAGCTTCGACGGCTACGGGCAGAGAGGAGGGGCAGTGGTGCCTGATTACGTCATCTGGATATTCGCCGGGATCATGGTGGTGGGTTGGGTGATGGTCACCTGGACTCTCGGCCAAGCCTTGGTCAACCACCGTGTTACCAACGACCCGGAGCTGAGACGGTTCGCCCGAATCAAACTGATTCGGGAGTCGATCCTCTGGGTCGCACAGTCCTCCCTGTTCGCGGTGTTCCTCATCGCTGCCCTGATCCCTCCACCCCGTCCGCCCACCGTCGGGTTCATCATCATCTACGGGCTCCTGGTGGGCTCGGCGGCCATCGCCTTGCTGTCCTATCACGACTACCGGGAGATGCGCATCTTCTTCGGCGATAGTTGATGGGTCGCCCCTGGGCGTTCCTCAGAGTCTTATTCGAGCGATTCGACATCCACCAACCAGAAAGGCAACCGTATGAACCTCCTCCTATTAGCGGCGATCATTTTGCTCGCCCTGCAGGCCTTCGGAGTGAACGCTCCCCGCGTCTCTCTCGGATGGCTCGGGCTCGCGTTGTGGGCGTTGAGCACGGCCGTGAGCGTGTCGGTATGACCTCCTGGTCCTTCTGGCGACAATCGATCGAGCGAGCGGTGAAGACCGCGGCACAGTTCGCCCTGGTGTTCACCGGCGCGGACGCCTTCTCGATCCTAGAGATGGACATCGTGACCGCCGGCGGGTTCGCCCTCGCCGGGGCGGTGGTCTCGATTCTCACCTCGGTCGCTTCCGCCCCGTTCGCAGAGACCGGGACGCCTTCGATGGTCGAGCAATGAGCACGAACCCGAATCCGGAGCAGTGGTATGTCTGGCTGGTCTGGTACTACGAAGACACGGTTGAGGTTGGTGACCGCGGACCTATGCTCATTGTCGGCGTCTTCTCCTCAAGGGACAAGGCACTGGAGGCCGCGCGTTCGGGTTGCGCCATCACCATGTTGTCCCTAGATGATGCCGTGGTCGGAAGGGTCAACCTTCCGGTGGAGTGGGTGTCTTAGGTCAACCATGTTCCAGCGTCACCTGACCCGCGCCCAGTGGATAATGATCGTGCTGATGGGCATCGCCTTCGCCGCCCTGATCGGGTGGCTGGTGGTCGAGCTTTCAGGGATCTTCGGAGGCACCGCAGAATCAACGTTCAGTGAGTGGGTGTTCGACCTCCACATCTCGGCGGTGATCGCGGTGGCTCTGCTCTTCGTGGTCACCGGGATTCTCTTCGTCTGGTCCGCCGGGCACTTCATCGAAGGCTACGCACGGAGACGCCGGATCGAAGCGAGAACCAAGCATCTGAGTGCCAGCGACGACTGAAACGGCGCTCTAGGGCAACCTCAGCGACGTAAACCGGCTTTAACTACGCCTGGCCTTATTAAAGCCAAACCCGTCCCACGTAAACGCTGGGACCGATCAAGACCTTCCGCGCCTTCCTCCCAATTGGGGCGCGGGAGGTCTTTTCTTCGTCTAGGGGCTTTTCTATTCCAGGTAGTCCAAAGAGAACATCGCTTCGGTCAACCTTTGGGCGGTGGTTCGAGTGTAGATCGCTGTCGTTTCCGGGCGGGAATGCCCCGCGAACTCCTGGGTGGTCCGCAGATCCTTTGTCTGGTCGTTCATCGTCGCCAAGCAGGTGTGCCTCAACATGTGGGGCCGGGTCAGCCGGATTCCCGCGGCTTCTGACACGTTCTCCACCCACTGCCAGATTGTCGCAGGGTGACAATGGGCTTGGGTCCTTCCTGGAAATACCCACCTGTGTGCCGAGGTGTTCGCTGCAAGTTCGCTTTTCAGTGATGGGTGTACCGGCAGGGTGCGCGTCTTGCTCCCCTTGCCGAGGACGGTAACCCATTCCAGGTTCGCGTCGAAGTTGTCCCACCTGAGCTTCGCGGTTTCGTCGCGTCTCAATCCAAGGTAGAGGCCAAGAAGGACCGCGCCTCCGTCGGGCCACCACCCGCGTGCGGTTTTGGCTAGAAGCCGGGCGTCGTCCGGTTCCAAACCCCGATAGTGACCGCGTGGTTTCTTGGGTACTCGGATTGCTTTGGCGGGTCCGACTACTTCGTGCATCTCCCAGTAGTGGACTAGGGCTGTTCTAAGTTGTCGGCGGGTCGATGAGGTCAGGGTGAACTGGTCGGCGATTACGGCGGCTTGGAGGGCCGTTAAATGCCGGAGGTCCCAGCCCTGCTGTCGAGCGATCTCAGCAGCCCGATCTAATTTCGCCCGGTAGATCACAACCGTCTTCTGGGAGAGTCCCTGCGACAGCAGCCAGTCATTGTAGGTGACTGCCATCTTTGGTGTTAGGTTACGCGGCGGCTAGGGGAAGTGGATGGGTCAGTAGACCTAACGGAGAGTGGTTATCCCACACTTTGGGTGTTGAGTCGCGATAACCCGGCATAACGCGATTCGCCTGAGCCGCTGCGTTGAAGGTAGCTCCCGGTTCCACGTCTAACCAATCCTCTGACTGGTTGAGGACGTAGGCGAGGGCGCGCAGTTCGTCCACTTTGATAGGCCGTGCCCCCGCCTCAAGGTTGGAGATGGCGGTACGGGAATAGGTGCGTCCCAACAGTTCGCCGAGGGCGTCGCCGAGTTCTTCTTGTATCAGGCCGACCCACTCTCGGGCTCGCTCGATGCGGTCGCCCTGTTCTGCCCAGTGGTCCTGTCCGATCCTTGTAAGCGTCATGTGGAGCCTCCGTGCTCTTCCGCCCCTCCGTTGCTTTTTCTCATACGTCATGCATCATACGCAGGGAACTGACACTCTGTCAATAGACCGGCCCAGGTTTCACGGTGATCGTGAAAAAAGTTGACGGATAGTGTTGACAGGGTGACAGTCCGTGACTAGATTCACTGTCAGCGTGAATAATTCACTATCAGTACCCCGACTTCTAGTCGATCAAGCACTCGCCCGACGTGGCACCAACCTAGCCGACTTCATCGAAGGCGGGCGCAAGCAGGGCAAGACCATCGAAGAAATCTACCCCGACCTAGTGGGTGCGACGGATGTCGACTTCACCGTCCGCACGCTCTACCGATGGGCACGCGAACTCAAGGTGTCCGCATGAGCTACATCAAACCGCACCTAGTAAACGAACCCCATTGGGTCTACTACATCTATGACGCCGAAGACCAATTGCTCTACATCGGCTGCACCGCCAAATACCCCGCAACTCGAATCATCAGCCTTCGCGGCGAGACCCCGTGGATTGAGCGGATGGCCGCCCACCACTGGAAAGCCTGGCAGTACCCCAACGGACCGGTAGCTGAGGCGATGGAGGGTCGGCTCATCGACATCTACCACCCGCCCATTAATCGTCATCGGTCAGGCGTTGCTACCCGCAAAACCCATCCCATAGAACGGCACATCGCCACCGCCAGCGGTCCCGTTCCACCTAGAGGCAGATGGCCGAAACGCTACCAGCTCGAAAAGGAGCAAGCATCGTGATCCACCGCATCCTCGCCCGTCTACTGGGCCGTCCCCGTATCGGCAACCGACTGAGCATCTACGGACGATGAGGGTCGTGGAGGTCGTTTGCGCTACGAAAGGGTGCGGTTACTCGCCCTTCCCGATGCAGGAAGACTACCAAGCCCGCTGCCGGAAAACCGGTGAAGGCTTCTACTGCCCAGCGGGTCATCGCCTGGTCTACAACAACGGCAAGTCCAAAGACGAAAAGTTGATCGAGGAGTTGCGTTCGCAGCTCGACTGGCGGGACCGCCGTATCACAAACCTGCTTCGCCAATTGAACGAGTGCAAGTGGGCCGGGTGCGGATTTGAGGCGAAGTCGCCTGGTGGGTTATGGACCCATATGCGGGCCTCGCATGGGATGCCGACGTTAGCCGAAGTTCGGGAGGCATCGTGACCCTCGTAGACCACCTCCGCGACCGGGGCTACCCCGAAGACCGAGCAGCCATCTGTCCACGATGCTCCACCAAGGCCAGCGTGTTTATCCGTTCCGACGACCGCTCAGACCTGGTCTGTTTGTCAACATTCTGTCGGGAGGGATCGACCCCTGCCTCGCTCCCCTCCCGACAGGCTGGGAGCGCGTCGTGACCGTCCTCCTCGCCGGGGTGGTCATCGGGGTCGGCTTGGGTGCGATGGCGAGCCTCACCGTCCAGAGGGTTTCCTTCTGGCGACGTGCCCACCGTCGGGTCGAAGTGGACTCGACGGTGGAACGACTGAGGAGGCTGCGGTGAGCGCCACGACACAGCATAGAACCGAAGCCGATATGGGATGGTGCGACGAGCACGACTTGCCTGTCGAGTTGGGGATGCTCAACTGCCGACGTGGCGACACCGACCGGTGGTGGTCTACAAATCGTGGTGGTCATTTCATGGGCTACGACTGTCAGGTGGTTCGAGGACATTTCGTGCGGTGCCTTCACAGCGCGATGGAGACGTGCGGTTTGGATCGCCCCTTCGTCAAGAGAACCGAAACGTGGGCGACCCGGTGGCCGTATCCACATCGGCTGGTCTGTTGGCTCCGAGGTCACGACTGGGTATCCCCCGTCATAGCAGGGATCGACAAGGGCCGGGCCTGTGCGCGGTGCTGGTACAGCGACCAGCTGCTCGCCCACGTTTTCCAAGCAGAGGATGGTTCGATTATTTGGGGGCGGTTTGAAGGTTCTCGCCGCTGGGTGTGGCCGGCGTGAAAACATCTGACAGGTTTCGGGGACGAGATGCGAGTACCGGCGACGGCTCGCGGAACGCGGACGTGGTTGAGCAACCCGGCGTCCGCCTTCGTGCGACATCTCGTCCCCGAACAAGCGGGGCGGGACTCCAACCATGACCCCTTATTACGACGAGGACGGGATCACCATCTACCACGGGGACTGTCGGGACGTGCTGCCGAGTCTCGACCCCGTTTCGCTCGCTGTGACTTCCCCGCCCTACAACGTGGGAAAGTCTTACGAAGACGGGCAGGACACCGCGGGGTGGTTAGACCTTATGTACGCGTTCCTTGCCGGCGTGTCCGGTGTCCTTAAACCCGGAGGGTTTGCGGTCGTGAACGTGGCCGACAGGCTGGCCATGCCAGATGACGACATGCCTCGCATAGCTGCCGAGGTGCTGACGGCTCGGTCTGGGCCATCCGTTGAAGCCGTCCACGCTGCCATGGCGGCCGATCCCCTGTCCTCGATATCCGACCTCGGGGAGCAGTTGGGATGCTCCGAACAGACGATCTACCGGAGGCTCAACGGGAACGGGTCACGCGGCGGCAAGTACCACCCAGCAACACGCATCGACCTCACCGCCCACCAAATCACCGAAGCCGCCCGGGCGTCTGACCTCTGGCTCTATGACTGTCGCGTTTGGGCGAAGGACCCGGCATGGGCCAACTCGCAGTGGACCTCCAACAGTTACCGAGCCGTTGATGAAGTCGAACATCTTCTGACGTTCTGGAAGCCCGGCGTATCGGTCGTGGACCGTCGGCGCCTAACCCCCGAGGAGTGGGGAGCATGGGGTTCTAGGGCCGTGTGGTCTATCCCGTCGGTGAGGCGGAACGACATCCATGAGGCCATGTACCCGGTTGAGTTGCCGGGCCGCTTTATCCGAATGCTCACTGACCCCACCGACATGGTTCTAGACCCGTTCGCTGGCTCGGGGTCGTCTCTTCTTGCGGCCAGGTTGGAAGGCCGCAGGGCCATCGGTATCGAGATCGAAGAGCGTTACTGCGAGATAGCAGTCCAGCGTCTCGCACAAGGAGTGCTCGCACTATGACCCGTCTCCTCGTCGCAGGAATGACCGGCCTCCTCATCGCAGCCACCGGCTACCAGATCCTCGAAGGTTCCTGGCTGGCGTTGGGTGGGGCGGTGCTCTCGGGGGCCGGTGTGGTCCTGTTGGCCGTCTTCGACTCAGTGGAGGAAGGGTGAGCATGACGTACCAGATTTGCACCGAGTGCTACGCGGTCCAGGGAGTCGGTACCTGGCACGTAAAGTGTTACCCGGAAGGCTCCCACATCCTCGTAGAGGCTGTCGTAGTGGACTGCCCACATCTGGAGCGAACTGCGAAGGGTCGGGTAACGCGACGTCGCCGGGATCAGGCTGACGAGGCCTGCCTTGCTGCTCCTGACGCTATTGGTGGCGGTCATCACTATGGCGACGGACAGCGGCGTCACTTTATGACACCCGACGACGCCGAAGCCTTCAACGCAGCATTGGCCCAAGCCATCCGCATCACAGAGCTGGAGACAGAACTAGCCGCCTTAAGGGGCTCCGCCAATGTCTGAGCACACCGAAGTGGAGCGGTTCGGAATTGACGCAACACATTGGGTCCTCCCCTCAACCCCAGCATCGAAGTACGCCCACGCCCCCAACTGGTCGGTGCATAGCGGCGACACCCCGCAGAGCCGACCCGCTTGCAACACGGAACTACCGACCTGGGATCGGTTCGATATCCCCAACTCTGAGCGCCTAGCCGACGGTAAGCCGCCCTGTCCCAAGTGCATTCGTCGGCTGCGACATCATCTGCGCTGGCTCACCGAGTGGGTTGAGTCCTACGAAGACCTGACTTGGCCTGCCTTCGATTCAGAGGACTCCTGAGTGGCCCGTACCGTCGCAGCCACCTTCTGCATCGATGTCCTCAGGAATGACCTCAGGTCCCGATACGAGATGACTCTGGAGGAGGCTGTGGAGTCCCTACGCGCGTGTTTTGATTCGATGTTCAGTTCATCGCAGGACGAAGCCTCTGGCATGACCCTCGACGAATTACTACCGAACATCGACCGCGTGCTGGCCGACTGGAGGCTGCGCTAGATGGCCCGCGCCCTCACCGCCACCGCGCTGCTCCTGACAACGTCCCTCCCCGCCCAGGCCCACAGCGAAGACGAGCTGACCGCCTGGTTGGACTCGTACGAACAGATGCGGGACTACGACGTCGCCGACTCCCTCCCCTCAGAGGACTGGGACTTGGTCCTCGACTCGATGCGCGACCGCCACCCCTGCTCGGTGGTGCTGGACACGGCGTGTCCGGTGACGGTCCCCCGAAAACATGTTGACCCGGTGCACCGCGGGATGGGCGGGAACGTCGAGCAGTGGAGAGGGCTGGTCGAGGCCTACTTCGGGGCTGAGGCCACCAACACGGCTCTGTGTTTGATGCAGCACGAGAGCGGAGGCGCGCCGGACGCCTACAACAGCTCGTCGGGGGCGTCTGGTCTGATGCAGGTCCTTTCTTCGTGGGCTCCCAAGTTCGGGTACGCACCCGCTGACCTGTTCGACCCGGCGGTGAACCTCGAGATTTCTGCTGCGCTCTACCGGGACGGTGGGTGGAAGCATTGGAGTCCGTGGAAGCGCGGTGAGTGTCGGTGAGGGTCGGCTCCCTGTTCGCCGGGATAGGCGGATTCGACCTCGCCGCGGAACGTGCCGGCATGGAAGTGGTCTGGCAGTCCGAAATCGACAATCACGCATCAAAAGTTCTCGCTCACCATTGGCCGGAGGTACCCAACTATGGCGACATACACGACATGGGCGTACGACTCGCTCAACGACCAGGCGACAGAGGAAATAGTGCCAACGATGGGACAGAACACAGGAATGGCAACAGGACGGGCAGGAGTGATCTTTCAAATGCCAGCAAGCGAATCAGCCCACTACCAGCCGTCGATGTTCTCACTGGAGGTTTCCCCTGCCAGGACTACAGCGTGGCAGGACTCCGCGACGGACTGGCTGGCGACCGTGGCGCTCTCTGGTGGGAGTATCACCGGCTCATTACTGAGCTCCGCCCCACCTGGGTTGTTGGAGAGAACGTCCCCGGGCTCCTCTCTAGTCGAGGCGGGGCGGACTTTGAGACGATCGTCGGGTCGCTCACCGAATGCGGGTATGGCGTGGCCTGGGCGGTTCTGGACGCTCAATACTTCGGAGTGGCGCAACGGCGCCGCCGTGTGTTCATTGTCGGAAATTCTGGAGGACAACCCCGACCCGAAGTTCTCGCTCTCTCCGAAGGCTTGTTTGGGCATCCTGCGCCGAGCCGAGAAACGGGGGAAACAACTGCCCCAACCCTTGCGGCACGCACTAGAGGCGGTGGGTGGCCTGGGTCAGACGAAGCCTTAGACGGGGCTGTTGTTTCGTCACTCACGGCATCCCACAGCTATGACCAGGTAGGGAATGAGGACTGGCTAGTGGCCGACACCCTTCGCTCACACCCGCGGCCAGGATCGGCGACCGTAGGAGCGATCGCCGCAACGCTCACGCAAGGCGCACCATCGGCGGGCCGCAGGAACGAGGACGACGTGAACCTTGTCGCCTTCGCCCAGAACCAGCGTGACGAGCTACGAGCGCTTGATGTCGCCTCGTCGGTGAACGCCGAAAGGTGGGGCACAGCCAAGAATGAGACGCTATTGGCCCAAACTGTCTCACCCCACGGCTACAATGGTTCCCATGCCGACGCCGAGGAAACCCGATCCAGTCAAGTTCTGCGAGAACTGCGGGACTCAATTGGCGAGGAAGCGTATGAGCAATGGGCAATTGGAATCATTGCTGCACTTCGGACGGCGCAAGTTCTGCGACCGTGGCTGTATGGCGGAAGCCTTCAATGGGCGGACGCGTGGCGGCGACTCATGGGCGACGACTCACTACCACGCGAGGAAGCTTGTACCTCCTGGGCCATGCTCACGTTGCGGGAAACCAGATGCGTCCGACGTTCACCATCGGGATCACGATCACACCAACAACTCGCCCGAGAACTTGGAACGTATCTGTCGCTCCTGTCACATAACGGAGCATCAAGGCGGCCAGCGCTGCTCGATCTGTGGCGATCCTCACAAGGGCTTGGGCTACTGCGAGAAGCACTATCAACGCTTCAAGAAATGGGGCGACCCGATGCTGGTGAAGGACAACCAGCACGCTCCGCTACGTCGGTCAGACGACTAACTCCACTAGAAGCGGAGCGCCTCCAGGGTTTCCCCGACGGTTGGACGGACATCCCCGGCAACTCGGACACGCAACGCTACCGGCAGTTGGGAAACGCGGTGGCTGTCCCGGTGGTCAAGTGGATTCTAAGGAGGCTGACATGACCCTCCTCCTCCTCCTCTGGCTGCTCGGCTCGGTCCCTGTCAGCCTTCTCCTCGGCAGGTACCTGCGCGGCGTGGTCGAGAGGCACTACCCCGAGGTTGAGGAGTGAGCGTGCGGTGGATCACTGCTGACGTGTTCGACGGGCTCGCCACTCTCGAGGACCGGTCGGTGGACCTGGTGGTGACTTCCCCACCGTTCCTGGCGCTCCGCTCCTACCTGCCTGCGGACCACCCGGACAAGGACAAGGAGATCGGGAGCGAGACCACCCCTGCCGAGTTCATCGACACGCTGTTAGCGGTCACCGCTGAGTTGCGGCGGGTGTTGGCTCCGCATGGGTCGATCGCCATCGAATTGGGGGACACCTACGCGGGGAGTGGCGGAGGTGGTGGGGACTACTACGAGGGCGGACTTCGTGAAGGTCAGCCCGGTTTCACCGGCTCAGCCGATGCTGATCGTGAGGCGCTTAAAGCGGCTAACGCTGCTCACTGGCGCCAGAAGAACCAGCCACGGGTTCGACAACGCAAAGATGGAGGCCAATACGGCAACTGGCCGCAGGGCGGAACAAAGCACAACCTGGACGAGAGACCCATTAGCGGCGGAACAGGCTGGCCTCTCGCCAAGTCGAAGACCCTGATCCCCGAACTGTTCCGCATCGCTCTCGCCTACGGACACAACCCGCTCACCGGCGCTGAGTCCCCTGCCGGGAAGTGGCGGGTGCGCAACGTGGTCACCTGGTGCCGTCCTAACCCTCCGGTTGGTGCGCTGGGGGACAAGTGGCGTCCGGCAACGTCGGATGTGGTGGTGGCCTGTGTCTCCGGTAAACGGTATTGGGATGACCTGGCGACGAGGAAACCGGGAACCGACCCGACCAAAGTGCAGGCCAACAACCGGAGGCAACCGGAGCGATTCGGTGAGCGGGAGACTAACGACTTCATAGTCCAAAACCCCTCCGGCGCTCCCCTCCTCGACTACTGGCAACCACCGCTCGACATGACCATTCGTGAGGCGATTGAAACCGGTTGGCTCGACCCGGGCGACTATTGGGAGATTCCCCCCGGCGGATATAAGGGCTCCCACTACGCGGTCTTCCCCCCTGAACTGGTGGTCCCGTTGGTGAAGGCGATGTGCCCGGAGAAGGTGTGCCGGACGTGCGGGGAACCGAGCAGGCGGATCACAGAAACGACCAACGCTGTCGGCATGGCCGTGGGTCGAAAGTCCTGGCTCACAGAGGCAGGGACAGATGGCATCGGCTCAGGGCATAGCGGCGAGATCACCGTCGAAGCCAACGACCGCTCAGTACCCGACAACGCTGAGAAGGTGACTCTCGGCTGGACCGACTGCGGCCACGACAACTACCGCCCTGGCCTTGTTTTGGATTGCTTCGCCGGAAGCGGAACCACGTTGGCAGTAGCACAGGGCCACGGCCACGACGCCATCGGGATCGATTTGGATTCGAGAAATGCCGAACTGGCCCGCGGCCGGTTAGGCATGTTCTTCGAGGTCGACGTATGACCCTCCTCCTTCTCGCCATCCTCCTCCTCGGAACCAAGCTCGCCATCGCCGCCGCAGTCCGCAACTACTGCAACCGGAAGCACACCAGGGACGCGCTCGCCTTCTACGACCGGGGAGGGACGCGGTGAGCAAGGGGAATGTCAGGACGCACAACGAGAAGTGGTTGCGGCGCTACCACGGGCGGGCCGAACTGCGAGACCGCTACCCCGACGAGTTCAAGAGGCTGCGAGAGGAGACGTCCTATGTGGTGGCGCTCCGTCTCATCGAGGAGGCACATCCCGGCGAGATCCCGATAGAGCCAACACGTCCGAAGGGTAAGCAGGCAACCGGGATGCTGCGTTGTACGGTCTGCGGCGAACCGCTGCGGGACCACTCTCTCACCAGTAGGTGTCGCCCATGAGCTGGCGGGACTCCGCGGCCTGTCTCGGCACCTTCGACCCTGCCTTCTTCCCGGCCAAAGGTCATCAGTCCAACCGTCATGCCAAGGCGATCTGTGCGACCTGTCCGGTAACCGCCGAATGCCTCGACTACAGCCTCACCTACCGCTGCTACTACGGGATCTGGGGTGGGCTCACCGAGAAGGAGCGGCGCAAGGTGAAACGACAGAGGGAGGCGGTCGCAGTCCCGGAGGGCAAGAAGCGTTGCTCGAAGTGCGGATGGGTGAAGCGGCTAGACCAGTTCCCTCGTCAACGGGCGATTAAGGACGGGCGGACGTCGGCGTGTCGAACCTGTCGCAACGAACTGGCTCGAGACAATCGAAGGGCCGGGAGCTGGGCATGACCTGTTCCTCCTGCGGCTCAGCCGAATACCGCATCCTCAGCAAACACCCCTCCGGGAACTGGATTATCGAATGTGTGTTTTGTTCATACCGCTGGCTCGACCAGCCCGACCGAGAGGTGAACCGATGAGCCCGCTCGTAGAGCTACCAGGCTTCGCCGAAGCGGTACGCCGTCACACCTGGGCCGGGTCACGGGCCGTAGTCCCCTACGACGGCACCCGATATTGCCCCCGCTGCTCTCACGGCCTCCTGCTACGCCTCGACCCTCACATCCAGCCAGCACTGTTCTACCACGGAGGCTACGGGGCGTCCGAACGGCTCACCTACGACCTGTGCCTTGCCTGCGGCCGGGTCTCTGTTGTCCAAGTCGAAACACTCAACCCGAGGAACCTATGACCACGACCAAGACCAAAGCCAAGGCGTGGACACGGGTGACCACGATTGCCAATACACTCGCCGACCGTTACGCGCTCGAGCAGTGGGCGCAACGACAGACTGTGCTCGGACTCGGGGCGAGAGAGGATCTCTACGCACTCGCTGCCTCTGCCGACCCCGGGGACAAGAACCAGCTCAACAGCATCATCGAACAGGCCCAGGAGGCAGCCAAGTCCCGAAGCGGAGCCAACTTGGGGACGGCTCTCCACCGGTTAACCGAGCGGATCGACCGCGACGAGCAACTGGACGTCCCCGCGGCGTGGCGGGCCGACATCGACGCCTACTGTCAGCGTCTCGCTGATAGCTCGGTGCGCATCAATCCTGACTGGATCGAACGCGTCGTGGTGATCCCTCAACTCGGAGCGGCTGGCACCCTGGACCGGCTGGTCACCGTCGACGACGACCTCACCTTCCGGGTCGCTGATCTGAAGACGGGCAAAGACGCCCACATCTACGTCAACGAGACCGCCCTCCAGTTAGCGATGTACGCCAATGCTTCGCATGTGTGGAAGGGAACCACTGACGAGATCCGAAGAGACCGCTACGGACGTTATCTGCTGCCTGACCCAGCAGACGACCCGAACGCCTACGACCCGATGCCCCCGGTGGACACCGCGGCTGCGTTGCTGATCCACCTGCCCATCGGTGAAGGGTCCTGCACTCTCCACGAGATCGACATCGTGGCAGGCAAGGAAGCGGTACGCCTTGCCGTCGAGGTCCGCGAATGGCGGAAGCGACGCGACCTTTCCTGGCCGTTCAACCCGGCCCCGTTCAGAGGAGGTGGTAACAGAACCACAGCAGCAGACGACTGGTAAACGCTCAAAGGTCACATGACAAAGGAGACAGAGAAATGAGTTTCGATTTCAAGAAGTATTCAGGGAGTGGTGATTTCGTCAAGTTTGACGAGATCGGCGATGCCGTGGTGGGAACCATCAAGGAGATCAGGGAAGGCCGCGACTACAACGGGAATCCCTGCCCCGAGCTGGTGCTCGAGGTGAGCGACGAAGGCGACGAGAAGACGGTCACCGCGGGCCAAGCCCTGCTCAAGTCCGCGCTGGCCGAGGCGGCTCCGGAAGTGGGCAACCGGATCAGGATCACCTACTCGGGGAACAGCCAGGGCAAGCCCGGGAGGAACCCGGCGAAGGAGTTCACCGTGGAAGTGAAGCCCGGCACACACGAGCTGGTCCAGCCTGCGGTGTCGAACAGCGAAGCTCCCTTTTGACCTAACCGACGCGATGCGCATCAGTCCCGTTCCTCAATGGGACCGGTGCGCACACGTCACCCAGGTCACGGTCGGGCCCTACTTGAAATGCTCCAACTGCGGATACGTAAGCGTGAAAGATTGAATTGTCCCTCAAAGAAACCCTAGAACAACTGCCAGGTGACCTCCAGATCACAGTCCGGGCCATAGGCGGGGAGCAAACCTACACCGACCGGGTGTCCTGGATGCTCGAGGACGCCGAGCGCAACGTGATACGCCTCGAAGACTTCGAGTTGCTCACCGACGTCACCCTGGTCGGACAGAACGGCCACGACCCCCAACCCAAGACCTCACCCGACTTCGACATCAAGGTCGACATCGAGTTAGAGAAGCTGAGGGTCAACTCCAGGGCCAGACAGATCCTCAAGACCGAGCAGAGGGCCCCTGAGCGCACCCCGGAGATTCTCACCCTCAAGGACCGCCTGCTGATCGATCACCCGCCGGTCAGATGGCGAATCCAGGACTGGCAACCTGCCGGGACCAGGGCGATGCTCGCAGCCCAATACAAGGCCGGTAAGACCACCCTGACCGGCAACCTGGCCCGCTGCCTGGCGGACGGGGCGTGGTGGCTGGACAAATACGAAGTGATGCGCACCGAAGGCCTGACCACCATCGTCGACTTCGAGATGGGCGAACGCCAGATCGACGGCTGGCTCAAAGACCAAGGGATCGGATACACCGAGAGAATCCAAATAGCCCCGATGAGGGGCAAGGCCACCGCGTTCAACATCTTAGACGAGCAGACCCGACACGAATGGGCGGAACGGCTCAAAGGCACCGAATACCTGATCCTGGACTGTCTGCGCCCGGTTATGGACGCCCTCGGGCTCGACGAGCACCACGACGCCGGTCAGTTCCTCACCGCCTTCGACGAGCTCTGCGACCTGGCGGACATCGAAGATGCGCTGATCGTTCACCACATGGGCCACTCCGGGGAACGATCCAGAGGCGATTCGAGGCTCCGGGACTGGCCCGACGTGGAGTGGCGGCTGGTCCGGGAGAGCGACGACCCGGCCTCTCCGAGGTACATCTCGGCGTTTGGTCGGGACGTCGATGTCACCGAGAGCCAGTTGGTCTACAACCCCGAGACCCGTCACCTGTCCTTCATCGGTGGGAACCGGGCCAACGCTGCGGCGCGCGGGGCCGTCGACGACATTCTCACGGTTCTCGTCGAAGAGGGAGAGCCGATGGCGAAGACCACCATCGAGAAGAGGGTGATGGCCGAGTACGACCACTCCCAGAAGTCGGTCCGCGATGGGCTTTCGATTGCGATCCACAGCGGGCAGGTCAGCCAGTCCAAAGGTGCTCATGGAGCGATCCTGTGCACTCCCTCCGATGCCCAGCTCGTTAGCTCGTTGCAGCTCGTTACAGCTCGTCAACGAGGTCCAATCCAGCTCGTTAGCTCGTCTATAGAGCAACGAGGTGGAGACGAGGTAAACGAAGACCCCGAAACAGACCAGCTCGTTGAAGAAGACGAACTACCGGACCCATGGTGATATGTCGATGAAAACCCGACCAAAGGACCTCGGCACCCGCCTCGAATCCTTCGTCGTCCGAACCGCACAGGCCCACGGGCTGATTGCGGAGCGTCTCGCCGAAGGCGGGGCAGGCGACCTCGGAGATGTGCGAATCCTCACCGACGACGAGTGGATCGTCGAAGCCAAGAACAGAATGAACCTCAACGTGCCGTTGGCGCTCGAGAAGGCGATTGCCAAAGCCGGCACACAGAACACCGTTCTGGTCTACCGGAAGATGACCCGGAAGAAGAACAACACCAACCGCACCCAGGATGGCCCGGTGATCGTTGCGTTGACCTTGCCGAGGTTCCTCGAGCTGTTGGCCGACTCAGTAGGAGGGAACGAATGAGCAACTTGTTGGCAGTCAACGAACACGGCACAACCATCACCGCAATGGTCTGCGGGTCGTGTGGACGGTTGTTCACGATCACCGGGGAACACACCTCCGACTCGTGGGGCAGCGGTTGTCTGGACGTGACTTGTGATTCCTACGACGTGAACCGGGACGCAGACTTGATGTTTGGGATAGAGCCGTGGCGGATTCACAAGGAGGCGATATGACCTATCTAGCCCGTATCACCGAATGCAAGCATGGGTTGAAGTCCAGATGTTGGGTGGCGTACTGTCCGGGTGGTACCACAACCCGAATCGAACCCGACTACGAAGCAGCAGCGAGAAAACTGTGGACTGAGCGGTTAGGCGAACCCCAAGACTTCGCCTCAGAGATGGCACAGCACTCGCTGGTGAGCATCACGCTAGAGCAGGTAGCTGCGGTTGTCGATGCGGCGTTGGGAGGTAGCGAAATATGAGCGAATTCAGAATTGACCAGTCTGACCCGAACTTTGGTTGGGGGCCAGCAATCCCCCTACCCCTCTACGGAGGCTGGTTGTGGTGGCAATGGTTCGGCTGCTCCTGCGGTGAGCGGTTCAAGGCAGAGGACGACTACCGGGAGCATTACGCACGGAACCATTGGCCCGATGCGGCGTTGGGAGGCACCGAATGACTGACCTAGCAAAACTACGAGAGGCGCTGGCGAAGGCGAAACGCTACGGCATCTTGGATGCCGACTCACCAATCATGGGTGCTGCCCGTGCCTACGCCGACCTCCTGGAGAACGGCCAACAGGTGGACTGGTGTGAAACGCACGGCCATCTATCGACTGGTGACGTGAACCAAGACCTCGAATACTCAATGAGACAGCCTGATCATTGCGTCATTGGCCCCAAGCTGCTCATCGAGGTTCCCGAATGAGGTTGTGGTGGTGGTCAGTGACCAACTGGTTCAAGGGATACAAGTACGGTCCCGTGCGGCGCTTTCGCTGTTGTGACCACACGACCCCGTACCACTATGCAGGATGTTCCCATTTCGAGGTTCCCGAATGACCCGCAGAATCGAATGCCCAACCTGCGGAGGGAGCGGGCATCTGCCCGTAAAGCCGGGCGGTGGCAACACCTTCTCGGCCAACTACCCCTGCCCCGACTGCATCCGTGGTCGGACGGCTTCACCCGAAGTGCTGGCGAGAATGAAGAAGGCGATGCACGACGAATACGCCATTGGGAAGCCTCGAAGCTATGCGGATTGGGATCGGTTTGTGCTGGCTGCATGGCTGGCCGATCACGGGGAGGACGAAGATGTGTGAAGGACTTTGCCTCTGCCCTGTGCCTTGTACCGATCTCAGCAAGTGTCCTGGACACCGAAAGGACGAAGCATGAGTAGGTCCGCCAACGAAAACGCCTCACTCCGCAGCGAGCTGAAAAAGAAGAACCAACACATTGCCGTGCTCCAACAGGAGAACCACCGTCTTTGGGCACTCGTCCCCAAGGGCTACATCAACCTGATGGGCGTCTACCCACCTCTGCGTAAACTCCTCCACGTCCTCGCCGAAGCCGCCGACGCCCAGGACCCGACCAGGGGAGCACCCACCGAGGACACGATGAGGACCGAATATGTGTCCAATGGTCCCAACGCCTCGAACTCGCCAACCGAGCGCGGATGGTTGACGCATGAAAGGGCTCGGTCCAACGTTCGGTTCATGCACGACGAACTTGACATCCTTCAACGCAAGTTCGTCAAAGACCTCGCCGCCAAGACCGCACACTTCGCTTCGGTGACCTCGGCGACGGAGTGGGAGTATCAACCTCCCCTCCCGGTGTGCCACAAGAAAGGGTGCCCGGCAAGAGGCCGGCAACAGTCGTACTCTGCATACCAGCTTGGGTGCGAAGGGTGTGGACGGAAGTTCGAGAAGGAGGCAGCTAATGGGTGAATCCCATCTGATACCTGGATGGGTATTTGTGGTGTTATCACAGATAGGCCCCGATGATCTTGACTTGACTCATGCCACTCTTGAGATGGAGGGCTCCCCGTTGGGCGTAGCTGTGTACGTAACCGACGGGGAGAGGTACTGCTCCCTGCGCATGAATATGGCCTCAGCATCTAAACATCTTCTGGGCGAGGAGGCAGCGAATGGGTGAGCAAGCATGTGAACATGGAGTCTTCGGTCCACACGATAATTGGGTGCCTATCGAAGGTCATCCCGTTGGAGGCGAGTTCTGTCCTTGTGTTGGGTCCTGGGAGACAACAACGAGATGGTGCCTAGTCCACGACCAACCTGCTGGACCTCAGGCTTACGCTTACTGCTGGGACATCGATGCCGCGAACCTCTCAAATCAGGATCACATTGATCGGATGAAGGAGCGGGAAGGGTGCGACATTCGCGACGTGTTGATAACCCTAGGCCAACCCACCTTGGCCGACTGAAATCCCTCGGTGGTACTTGCTAAATCACATCATTGTAAGTATCTTGGATTTCGTAGATAAGTAAACGGGGAGCAATGCGCCCCGGTCTCCCCACCTAGCTGCGTCCTAAACACTCCCCCCTCTTGGAGATACCCCCCATGCCTTGTCTTGTCGCGGGTCCCCCCTGTGCAGGGAAGACCACCTACGTCAGATCCCACGCCGACACCAACGACCGCATCGTTGACTTCGACGACATAGTCGAGGGTCTTACCGGAGTTCGTTATGGTCCCCACTCACCAGAGACGATTCAAGAAGCGCGACGACTCTGGGTTCAAGCTCTGCCCGACGCTGACTGGGTGATCTGGACCGCCCCACGCCGAGCGGATCGAGGACGGTTCCGATCTCAGCACACCGCCGAGGTGGTCGTCGTGGTAGCTCCTCTGGAGACGTGTCTCCGTCGTGCTGCGGAGAATCGACCCCCCTCTTGGCCCGCTTTGATTTACGAATGGTTCCGAGCCTGGGAGCCGAGCCGAAGTGGGGCCGAGACGATTGTGGCCGGGGGGTAGGAGATAGACCCCCGGTATCATTCAAGGCGCTGGCAAAAACTGAGGGCCGAGGTCATCAAGAGGGACGGGCGGCTTTGCTCTATCCCCCTTTGCGCTGCCGACATGACCCAACCCGGCCAAACCCAAGTCGACCACATCCATGAGGTTGAGGACGGGGGGGCCTTTTGGGACCCCCTCAACCTGAGGGTGGTCTGCCTGCTCCACCACAAGGCCAAGACCTACGCCAAGGCCGCCTCCCGCATCACTGGTGTGACGGCTGGGCTTGAGCCGGCGAGCCCCAACGCTTGACCCATTTTTTTCCAGTGTTCTAGGAGGGTCCGACTCTAGGCGGACCCTTTCTCTCCACCTCGATTCCCCAGGAGGCCCTGATGGACCGTGTTGCAGATCTCCGGGCCGATTACGAGGCATTGGGCGAGCTCCTTGCGACCACCGAAGGCTCGGCCGCGGCGGCCATCGCCCGGGAGCGTCGTCTGATTCGGGCGGACCTGGCGAAGTGGGAGAAGCCGAAGGAGGTTTCGCGTGTCGATGAACTGGCAGCAAAGCGAGCCGGCACCGGCTCTCCTCGTCCATCCGCCCGCCGCAAGTCTGGATGAAGCCCACGCCGCGATAGAACTTTGGGAGCACTACTCCCGCAAGACCCTAGATTCCGCCCAGCGTCTCGCCGTGGAGCTGATGATGGCCGAGGGTCCTGACGGTCGCTGGGCTGCGCGGACCACCGGGCGCTGCGAGCCCCGTCAGAACGGCAAGGGTGACGAGATCGAGGTGGTCGAAGCGTGGGGGTTGATCCAGCGGGGTGAGTGGATACTCCACACCGCCCACGAGATCCCCACCGCCAAGTCCGCCCATCGTCGTCTGGTCGATTTCTTCCAGGGCCATCGGGACCTTCGACGCCTGATCTCCAAGGTGCGCTACGCCAACGGTGACCAGGCTATCGAGATGACCTCTGAGTCCGACGGGATTGTCGTTTACCGGACTAGGACCGCTGGCGGTGGCCGTGGACTCGATGACATCTCACGGATAATCGTCGATGAGGCACAGTACGCGCAGTCCGAACAGCTCGCCTCTTCGATGCCGACACTGGCGGTGAACCCCAACCCTCAGATCAACTTCGCCGGTAGTGCGGGTATCGCTGACCGTTCGGAGTGGTGGTGGTCGCTCCGGAAACGTGCCTTGCGCTCCGCCGCGGGCGAAGAATCCGGGGAGTTCGCCTACTTGGAGCATTCCGCCGAGCGTGTGGAGTTGAGCCGGGACGGGAGGGTGATCTCGGAGTCGCCCAACCCCGAGGATCAGGAGTCATGGCCGCTGGCTAACCCTGCCTTTGGTGTCCGTATCGCTGAGGACTTCTTGGTCGAGGAGTTACGAGCCTTGGGGCCTGAGTTGTTTGCCCGGGAGCATCTCTGCGTCTGGGACCCCTACCTCGGCGACGAGGGCGGGTTCTTGCCCTACGATGCTTGGTCCGATCTGGTGGTCACAGCCCCCGAAGGCCAGCGGTCGTTGTGCTACGGGTTGTCTGCTTCGGATACTGGAGCGTCGGTGGCCTCGGCGTCTCGTCTCCCCAACGGAGACCTCTACGTCGACACGGTCAAGTCTGCGCAAGGAACTGACTGGGTGGTCGACTACCTGGTTGACCTTTTCTCTCGCCGCAAGACCCCGATCAGGTTGAACCCTGCCGGTCCCGAGGGTGCGTTCATCCGTCCGCTCACCGAGGCCGGAGTCAAGACCGTCGAGGTGTCTGCTCGTCAATACCAGCAAGCCTGTGGTGAAGTCCTCGATACTGTCAAGAACGGGACCATCCGCCACCTCGGGCAATCCGGGCTGAATCGTGCGGTGAAGTCTGCCCAGCGCCGCGACGTCGGTAAGGATGGCTCTTGGGTGTGGGTCGAATCCGCCTCTGGTGTCGATCTTTGTCCCTTGAAGGCGGCGACCCTGGCGCTGACCGGTGTCACAGCCAAACGCCCACCGCGGATTCATACATTGAAGAAGGAGTCCTAAGTGGGTTTTTGGTCATGGATTACCGGCGAACCGTCGGGGAACACCAATAGTCCCGGTGACCCCGAGGGGGTTGTCGTTGACATCGAACCGAAGGAGTATCGGTCTTTGCCGGTTCTCAGTCCGACGCCGTGGGCCGGTTGGCCGTCGGAGTGGGGTGTCCCTAATTGGGACATGAGTTCCCGTCTCAACGAACTGGTCGATGTGGCATGGATGTGCTTGGATCGCAACTCCTCGGCGCTCTCTGCGATGCCGGTGTACCGGACGCGGGCCGGGGAGATCGTCGAACCGGACGCCTGGATGACCAACCCCGACCCAACGATTTACACCTCGTGGCATGAGTTCGCCAAGCAAATCTTCTGGGATTACCAACTAGGTGAGTCCTTCGTCCTGCCGATGGCGTTCTACTCGGACGGTTGGCCGATGCGGTTTCGTGTCATCCCACCGTGGTTGATGCACGTTGAGATGCAGAGAGGGGTGCGGGTCTACAAGCTTGGTGGTATCGCCGGCGTGGATGTGACCGCAGACGTCCTCCACATTCGCTACAAGTCTACGACCGACAAGCCCCGCGGCGTCGGCCCGTTGGAGTCCGCAGGTGGTCGGATGCTCACCGCTGGTGTGTTGGCGAAATACATCCGGGAGACCGCCGAGATTGGCGGACTGATCGCTCAGACACTGGAAACCGAAATGCAACTCGAACCCGAAGACGCTCTGGAGTTGCAGACCGGTTGGGTCAACTCACGCGCTGCTAATGCCGCTGCTCCGCCGGTACTCGATAGCGGCGTAAGGCTCAGGGATCATCAGGTGATGTCCCCTAAGGACATGATGATGGTGGAGGTTGCACAGTTCACCGAGGCGCGCATCGCTGAACTTCTCGGGGTGCCTGCCTTCCTGGTCGGCTTGCCCTCCGGTGACTCGATGACCTACTCTAACGTGTCGTCCCTGTTCGACTACCACGACCGCGCGTCGCTTCGACCAAAGGCCGCGCACGTCATGTCCGCCCTTTCAGGTTGGGCGCTCCCCCGCGGGCAGGCCGCCGAGCTCAATCGCGACGAATACACGCGGCCGGCCTTCAACGAACGCGCCGAGGCGCTGGTGGCTCTTGTTGGAGCGAAGATCATGCACCCAGATGAGGCCCGCGCCGCCGAACGTCTTGCTGGTCCTGCCCCCGAACTTGAACGTCCGGTTATCGCTGAGCCGGTCGATCCGCCATCCACCGTTGCCCTTACAGGAGGTGACTTGTCGTGAGTGAAGTACGTCCGCCAATCGAGTTCCGTCACGCCCCGGTGGTCGGAGTCAACTTCGCTGAGCGCACCGTCGAGCTGGTCGTAGTGCCCTACGAAGAAGAGGCGCTTATCGAGTATCGCGGGGAATTGTGGCAGGAGACGTTCCTGCGCGGCGCCTTCGAGGGTATCGAGAGTCGAACCGACCGCATCCCCGCCAACCGGGACCACGACCACACACGACTCACCGGAAGAGCCATCGCCCTGCACCCCTCCCGCATCGAGGGCCTGGTCGGTGAGGTCCGTATGGCTGACACCCCTCTCGGAAACGAGACCCTGGAGTTGGCCAACGACGACATGGTGAGCGGATCGGCCGGGTTCGGCGTCCGCGGCTCCGATCAGATCCTGGACCGCCCGTATCGTCGCATCAAGCGGGCCTTCCTGGACCATATAGCTTTCGTGGCCGCTCCTGCGTACCAAGGTGCGCGGGTGCTGGCTGTGCGCGACGAGGGAGAGCGGCTCACAGGGGCTGACGCTCCTCGCCTCGTCACCCCGAACCTCGAAGAGGTTCTTGCCTGGATTAGTTCCAGGCCTACCCGGTAGAGCCTCACAGGAGGCGGGTCGCTGGCCGAGCGGGCCATCGAATCAAATCATCTTTACCGGGTGCCTTTGCGCGCCCAAGGAGGCTCCCTAATGGGAGAAAACAACCATTCAGACGCGATGGTCAATCGCCTGGAGAAGGAAATCTCAGAGCGTACTTCGTTCATCGAAGGCACCGTCGCCAACGCACAGGACGCCGAGCGTGACCTCAGCTCCAATGAGACTGAGCTGATTACCGAGGCTCGCAAGCGCATAGAGGTATCCGAACAACAGCTCGAAACCCTCGATGCCGCGCGCGAGTCGTCCCGGCGTGCCCGCAAGCGCACCGATGAGTTGCAGAAGGCAATGGCCGAGATGCGCTACGAGGTCGACGAGGGCAAGGTCGAGTATCGCTCCGCCGGCGGGTTCCTGCGTGACCAGTACAAGGCAGCGATGGGCGACCGTGACGCACAACAGCGTCTTGAGTTTGCCACTCGTGCCGCAGCGCACATCAAGACATCCGACGTGGCCGGGATCATCCCTGACCCGATCATCGGTGAGGTCATCAACTTCATCGACGCCACCCGGCCCATCGTCTCGGCGGTAGGTACTTCGCCTATCGTGTCGGCCACCTGGCACCGTCCCGTAGTCTCCCAGCACACCGCAGTCGCCCTCCAGGGCACCGCCGGTGAGGCTGCCGACGAGAAGACGGAGCTGACGTCACAGAAGCTGACCATCACCGACCTCGACGGTTCGGCCAAGACACTCGGCGGTTACGTCAACGTGTCGCGCCAGACCATCGACTTCGGTCCCGGTCTCGACTTCGTGATCGACGACCTCGCCGCGCAGTACGCCATTCTCACTGAGAACATGGCGGCTGACGCTTTGGAGGCCACAGGAACGGTCGCAGTGGGTTACGGCACCGCCGGTAACGAGACCGCCCTGTCGGTGGCCCAGGCTGTCTGGGAAGCAGTCGGCATCGTGTACGGGGTGACCAAAGGCCGGGGTCGTCTGATCCTCGCTGTCGCTACCGACACGCTTGGGGTGTTTGGTCCGTTGTTCGCCCCGGTGAACCCTCAGAACGCACAGTCGACCGGCTTCTCTGCCGCCAACTTCGGTTCCGGGGTCGTGGGCAACATCTCGGGTGTGGACGTGGTGATGTCTGCCGGTCTGACCGCAGGCGACGCCTACCTGTTCTCGACATCAGCTCTCGAGCTGTTCGAGCAGCGGGTCGGGATGCTCTCTGTCACTGAGCCTTCGGTGCTCGGCACACAGGTTGCATACGCCGGCTACTTCGATGCGTTGACGATTAACGACGACGCAATCGTCCCGCTGACCGCCTCGTAAGCCACTTGAGAGGGGAGTCTTTCGGGGCTCCCCTCTCACTACCTAGGAGATAACCAAATGGTTACAACTCTCAACTTGCGCGACCATTTGGGTCGCCTACTTACCAACGCCACCCCGGGGACGAGCGACGCCACCGACCAACTAGGCCGGGACGTCGTCGCTTCGGACCTGGACTTTGTCGGTCGGGATCTCGTTTCGACCACTTGGGCGGTAGCTACCGCCTACGCCGCGGGTGACCACGTCGATCTGAGTGGCGGTGAGGTCCTGGTCGCAACAGTGGCCGGTACGTCTCACGCCGCGACCGAACCAACCGCCCCGGCCTACGGCGCAACCGTGGTCGACGAGGGTGTCACCTGGCAGCGGGTGTTCTGATGGGCGACTTCGTATTGATGGCGGCTCGACAGAACCTGGTCCACGCCGAACGGCTCGGTGACACTGAGCGAGCGAAGCGAGTCAAGGCTCGGATCGCCGAACTCGAAGCCGTCCAGTCCGAACCAGAGGAGGCTCCCGTAGTGCTTCCTGAACCCGAGCCCGAGGCTCCAAAGCCTGCGGCGAAGAAACCCTCACCGGTTGTGTCCGACAAGCCTGCAGCAAAGAAGAAGAGCTGATGGCCGCAGAATCAATCCAGGACAACTTCAAGGTTGAAGGGCACGGGACGTTCACCCCGCCGCCGTCGCCTTGTGGCAACCCCGAGTGTGGTTACCAGGAGTTGATCCTGGTCCACGCCGATGAATGTGAGGAGAAGGAATAGTGGCTCTGGGATACAACGCGACGCTTCGCAACAATCAGCTAGACGAAATCACGGGGTTGGCCGGGGCCTCGGCCCTGCTCAAGGTTTTCTCGGGGACTCGTCCGGCGACGGGTGGAGCTGAGACAACCAAGCTGTCCGAGCAGGTATGCAACGCCACCTTTGCAGCCGCCGCTACTGGCGGAGTGTTGACCTTGAACGCTATCGCCGACGACACCTCGGCTGACGCTACGGGTACCGCTTCGTGGTTCCGTATCGAAAGCTCGGGTGCTGTCCATGTGATGGACGGCGACGTGGCCGCGTCGGGCGCGGACCTCAACTTCGACAGCGTTAGCTTCGTCGCGGGTGGGACGGTTGCGATCAGCTCTTTTACCGTGACGGCCGGCAACGCCTGATCGGTGACCTCCGACCCCGGCGTGGTCATCGTTACCCAGTCGCCGGGGGTCATCCGCTACCGATCCGCTGACAGAGAGTGGACGGTTCGCGGGTTCTGTGACTACCGCGGGGATTGCATGGTGAGGGCGGTGGTCCACGGACATGTGATTGCTGACGTCGCCGACTATCGGGTGCTTCGGGAGCTGTTGGGGGACCGGCTGGGCTATCACCTCGACTGTCCTGTAACCCCCGGCTTCTCGGGTTGCTGCGAATTTGTGTTCGAGGAGGATTGAATGGCAACCCGGCTTTTCCTCCGCGAAACCACCGACAACACCGCCGGGTACGCGGCGACTGAGCAGTCGACGGCCCTCCCTGTCGGGACTTCCAACCAGTCGGGGGCTGTCGCCCGAGACCTCAAGACCACCGCGGGGACCAGCGTCACCACTGGAGTCTTGGGCTCGCTGGCGCAGACCGCGCACCAGGACGGCTTCTTCCGCAAGTGGATCAGTCCCGAACTGGCGGCCACGTCGATCACCGCCCAAACTTGGACGCTCGGCCTGGCTCCCTCCGAAGGCAACAACGCTGGCAACGCGTTCACTGTCTGTTCGATCTACGTCCTCAAATCCGATGACACGGTGCGAGGGTTCGTCTACGACTCGGACACTCCGCTAGGTGTTGAATGGGGTGTTGCCGCTCGGGGCCAGGTTCTCACTGTCTCCGGTGCTGCGGTATCGGCGGTGGAGTCCACTGACCGGATCGTCTTCGAGATGTGGTACCACGCCGAACAGGCGATGGCGGTCTCCTACGGTCACGACTTCTCCTACAACGGCACCACAGAGATCGTCGACGGGGTCAACAACTCCGACCCGGCCGCCTACATTGAAACCCCCCAGGACGGGTTGTTCGCCGCGGGGACGTTCACTGGCACCGCGGCCCCCACCCAAGCTGACGACACCTCCTCGGCGAGCGGAACCTTTGAACAGCTAGGGTTCCCGACCCTGGCCGCGTCGACAGTGTCGCTGGAAACGGTCGACACGACCACCCACGATGTGGACATGACCGGTGCCGCGTCCGGGTTGTTGGCGGTCCTGTTCATATCGATTGACGGCGTATCGACCACGCTGTCGAATATTCCCGCAGGGTGGACGCTCGCCGTTGACTCGACAGGCCAGCTCTCCGATTTCAACGGCTACGTTTACTGGAAGCGGTTGACCGGGGCGGACGCCTCCTTCCAATACACGTCGTCGAATTCTGAAGAGTCGGTCAACCGGGTCTGGTTCATAGACGATTCGAGCTCGGACCCCGAATTCGCTGCGGTCTGGTCGGACGTGGACTCGACCACAGAAGACCCTCCGTCACTGGACCCGGCAGGGTGGGGAACCGAGAAGACACTGTGGATAGCCTGGACGATCCGTCAGGGACAGGCTGCGGTCACTGCCTATCCGACCGATTACACCGCCGACCAGGATACGCAACGGTCGTCGGTTAACGCTTCGGCTGCTGCTGACGGGATCGCATCCCGAAAGCTCGAAGCCGCCTCGGAGAACCCCGGAACGTTCACGTGGGACACGTCGAATACTGGCGTTGGGGTTACGGTCGCGGTTCGGCCTACTGCCGACGTCTTCACCGGGTCTGCTGCTCCCACCCAGGAAGACGACGCTCCTACGGCGTCGGGTACGTTCACCAACCCGACACTCACCGGGACCGCTGCAACAACCCAAGCCGATGACACCTCCACAGCTTCAGGGACCTTTACACCTCCGGTGTTCACCGGGTCCGCGGCAGTCACCCAAGCCGATGACACCAGCGCGGCGTCGGGCACCTTCGACGAGGGGACGTTCACCGGGTCTGCGGCACCTACTCAAGCGGACGACACCTCTACCGCAAGCGGAACCTTCGTCAACCCGACCCTGACTGGCACCTCCGCCGCGGTCGAAGAAGACGACACCGGGTCAGCGACCGGCACCTTCTCCACCGACGCCATAGTCGGCAACGCCGCGGTCACACAGGAAGACGACACGTCGGCTGCGAGCGGCACCTTTGTCCCCGGCCCGGTCACCGGTACTGCCGCTGCGACTCAGGAAGACGACATCGCGGCTGGCACAGGCTCATTCACTGGCCTCGCCTTCACCGGTTCGGGTGCTGTCACCGCCCAAGACGACACCGGGGCAGGGTCGGGGACGTTCGTAATCCCCGACGTCACCGGGTCCGCGGCCGCGGTTCAAGAAGACCAGACGCTGGTGGCTGTGGGTACGTTCGCTCCCCTGCCTCCTGTCGCCGCCCTCCGGGTCGAAGCGGCCGCGGGGTATCGGGTCGGGGTTGAAATCTCCGGGGAAGTGATCGAAGGAGGATGAGCTTTGCAGATACTTAGAAACACACCCGCCACCCTCGAGCTCCTGGTCTACCAGGCGGGCACCCTCACCAACCTCGACGCAAACCCCACTATCGCGGTCACCGACGCTAATGGCGATGTCGTGGCCACAGGGGCGGTGTCCAAGCCGGCGGGGACAACCGGCACCTACTGGTCGACCCTCCCCCCACAAGCTGACCTCAAGACTCTCAGGGTTGACTGGTCGGGCGCGCTCTCTGGCGACCCGGTGGAGTTCACCCAACACCACGAGATTGTCGGCAACTTCCTGTTCATCGAAGCCGCAGCCCGCAGCTACACCGTCACCGGCCAGCAAACCCCGCTTTCGAGCGAGACCAACTATCCGGACGCGGCGATCGCGCGGATACGGGAGCTTATTACCGGCCAGTTCGAGGAAAAGACGGGTCGGTCGTGGGTGTCGCGTCATTGTCGGGTGGAGCTTCACGGCACCGGGACACGCTGGCTGAGCCTCCGAGACGGCCACCCCCGCGACGCTGATGGGAGAATGAGTGGAGGGCCGGGACGCCACTACGACGTGCAGCGGCTTATCTCCGTGACCGTTGACGCTGTCGCCGCGGATGTAGGTGACTACACCCTTCACGGCCGGAAAGTGGTCGGTCCTACTACCTGGCCGCGAGCCTCCTACGACTCCCTGTTCAATGTGGTCATTGAGTACGAGTACGGGGTGACCCCGGTCAATCTCGAGGCCGAGGAGAACGGGTTGAGGATGGCGGTAGCGAACCTTGTCCCGTCGGACCTCTCGGCGTACGCGATGACCGCAGCCGCCGCGGGTGAGTCCGTGTCCTTCCCTCAGCAGTCTGGTGGCCTGGTGTGGCCTCCGAAGGTGTGGGAGTGGCTCAAGGCCAACCCCGCCCCGCGGATTCCCTCGGTGGCGTAAGTGGCAACCGATTGGACCGCCTTTGATTTCAAGAACTCGCTGGTCACCAAAGCCAACGCGGCAATCGCCGCGGCCAACCCGGCCTACAGCCCGGTGCCCAAAGTCGTCTCCTACTTCCCCTCACCGGACGAGGACAACGGCGACTCAGTAGCAATCGGCTGGCAGATGACCGACGACACCGAACGCATCGCCTTGGGTGAACAGCAGCGCCAGGACGAGTTCGTCATCGTGAGTTGCCGGGTCAACGTCACCCGCCCCGGAGCCGGCGCTGCGACCGCCAAACAAGCCGAGGACCGCGCCGCTGAGCTGATGGGCGAAGTGGACAACGTGATCCGCACCGACCCGCCAGCCGTGGGCGATCAGACCTTCAACTCGAAGGTGACCAACCGCAACTCGGTCTCGATGGCCTGGTTCGTCGGTGAAGGCGTCCCCGCGCGCAGGTGTGTGATCGAGTTCGACATCGAATACCACGCGCGGACCTCGAAGAACTAGGAGCCACCAAATGAAGATCCGTTTCCTGGGACCTGCCCCTGAAGTTCAGATCGCCGCTACCGGCCAGTCGGTAAAGCGGGGCGAGACCGTTGATGTCGAGGCCAGCGTCGCCCGTGAACTGGTCAAGCAATCAACTTGGAAGAAGATAGTCACTAAGAAGAAGGAGCCCTAAACATGGGAGACGTCAAGCATCAATGGGGAGTCGGTGAGCAGGTCGATTGGGATACTCCGATCACACCTAACCGGTTCTTCGAGTTCGTTTCGGAGACACACCAGCACGAACGCAACATCGCCGTATCTCAGGGCATCCGCTCAGGCCGCAAATATGGCGGGCAGGGACGAAGAGAAACCCGGCGGTGGGCAACCGGCACGCTCAACACCGAGGTCGCCACCAGCGGCTTCGGCCTTTTCTTCAAGCACTTGCTTGGAGATGTAGCGACAGTCGAGGACGAGGTCGGTGATGCGTGGACCCACACCTTCACCCCTGACTCTGCTGCTCTGGTCGATACCGGGCTCACCCTCCAAAAGGGTGTGATGCGCTTCGATAGGACTGTCGAGCAGTTCACCTACCCGGGGTCGAAGGTCGTCTCGGCGGACTTCAGTATCGACCAGGACGGGCTCTTGATGTGCAGCTTCGAGTTCTTGTCCCGCGAGGAGGAGACGACCACCGCCCTGGCTTCGGCATCCTACGCCACACCCAAGATCTTCACCTATTCCGAGGGAGCGGTGAAGGTCGACTCGGTGACAATGGCGAACGTCCGGTCTGTCGGGTCGCTGCAAATCGGCAACAACCTCGAACAGCGCTGGTTCCTGGGAAGTCAGGGATTGATGAGCGAACCGGTCAACGTGCCCTTTGACACCCTCGCCGGCAACCTCGATGTCGAGTTCCAGAACAACACCGACTTTTACGACCTGTTCATTGCGGACACCTCCGCGGAGCTGGTCCTCGAGTTCGTCGGGGACATCATCGCAGGGACCACCAGCGAAACGTTGCGGATAACCATTGCCGACACCCGCTTTGAAGGTGAGACCCCGAAGGTTGGCGGAACCGAGTTGGTGTATCAGGGTGTCCCGTTTATCGGGTTGGACCCGGCGACGGGCGCCGCGGTCACCATCGAATATACGACCGACACAGCTCTCCCGTAAATGCCTGATCCGGGAGTGAAGGTCGAGGGGCTAAAGCTCCTCAACCGGAACCTGAAGAAGATCTCAACCGACTACGTCAAAGAGCTGAAGACCATTCACCAGAAGGTGTCCGAACCGGTTGCGGTCCTCGCATCTCGCAAGGTCCGTTCGCGTAGCGGTCGGCTTGCTGCGTCGATCAAGGCCGGGGCCACTCAGAAGGGTGGACACATCCAGGCCGGTCGGATGACGTTGCCTTACGCCGCGGTCAACCATTGGGGTGGCTACCCGGGCGACTACCAGGGCAACCCGTTCCTGACTGACGCCCTCGAAGAGTTGGAGGACAGCATCGTGAGGGACTGGGTTGACCTGACGAACAGATGGCTAGAGAGGGTGTGGATTGACTCATGAGCGATCCAGAGGCTGCTATCGCTGAAATCGTCGGGGGGATGCGCCTCGAAGTAGAGATGGTTGACGGAACGGTCCACACCGTACCCATCGATCTCGATTTCTCGTCGATGAGCGTGGACGAATCTGAGCTGGGTATGAGTATTGGCGGTGGCAACGCGGGCAGGGTTGCCGCCGCTTTTGTCGCGCTCAAAGCCAACCAGACCCTGCACCTTTCCGAAGAGGATCTGACCGAGGTGATCGACGTGCTCGCCGGGCTCATGGACGGCGACGAAACCAACCTGGTCGTGGAGGGTGCTCTTGGCTAAGAACACTGTAAGAGTCAACGTAGTTGGTGATGCTTCGTCGCTGAAACGGGCGATGGGCGAAGCGGAGAAGTCGACAGAGAAGGCCGGGGCAGGGTTCTCCACCTTCGCCAAGATTGCTGTCACCGCTCTGGCCGTCAAAGCGTTGGGAGCTGTCAAGGACTTCGTCGGGGACTCCAAGCGTGCCTTCGTTGACCTCAACGAATCGCTGAACGCTGTTCAGGTCACCTACGGCAAGCACGCCGAAGGGATCAAGCAGCTTGGTCGGGAAGCAGCTACCGGGTTGGGTCTCTCCAACGCCGAGTTCAACTCTTTCGCCGTTTCTATTTCAGCTTTCGCCAAGCAGATCGCCGGTGACAACGGCGACGTGATCGGGACGGTCAAGGACCTAACCGCCAGGGTGTCCGACTTCGCCTCGGTGATGAACCTCGAAGTCAACGATGCTGCTCGACTCTTTCAATCCGGTCTCGCTGGTGAGTCCGAACCGCTCCGCAAGTACGGCATCGACGTAGCCGCGGCGACGGTAGAGACCTTCGCTTACGCCAACGGCATCGCCGAGGTCGGAACGAAGCTGACCGAGGGCCAGAAGGTCCAAGCCCGGTATGGGTCGATCATGGCCCAGACCGCTCAGGTGCAAG